CTGGACTTAGTGGAAAAGGGAATCGTAGAACGCAATGAATGAAAATGATATTCACGTTATGCCGGTTGACGACCTCAAAGAGCATGTTTTTGAGAACTGCCCCTGTAATCCTCGTATTGAAGTTGAAGGCGGGAATTTGATTTACGTTCACAACTCCTGGGATGGCAGGGAATACATTGAGCAAGTTGAGGAAATGTTAGGGATAGCCGATGAATAAAGTCGCCATCGTTATCGTCAACTATAACATGCCTGAGCGGGCTGATGCCCTTACAGAACATATCAAAGCGCATACGGTCTGCGAGTATGACATAATTCTGGTCGACAATGGCAGCGACAAGGTCCCACCTGCCAAGAACACCACGATTGCATTGAAGCATAATGTACAAACGACCAACGGCTGGCTGACTGGATTAGCATATGCCGATGCATTAGCAAATTTCAGGGGAGAACCCTATTTTGCCTACTGGTTCTTGATAACCTCAGCCGAATTTATTGATGACACGGATGTATTGTCTCCAATGGTTGAGTTTTTACGCTATAACCCATCCGCAGTAGGTATACATCCTGCATTGACACAGGATAGCACGACAAGCTGGCAACATATGATTGATAGAGGTAAAGGCGAACCCCGTGAAACCTGGTTTATTGATAACATCGCTAGTCTTTATCGTGTGGATTGGTTTGACAAGATTGGGCGTTTTGACCCTCGCCTGATTTATGGTTGGGGAATCGACCTTGAAACCTGCTGGAAGGCACGTGAACAAAAGCGCACCTTATGGATTGATGAACGGGTGAAAGTCAAGAAGGTTACAGATATTGGATATAGCATGAATCGTATGAACATGAAGGCAAGCGAAAGACAAGTTAAAGCTGGGACGAATATGTGCGATATTCTTCATAAAAAGTATGGCATTCGTTGGCGTAAAATGATGTATGGAGAGAGAGGTATAGAGTGAATTTATACGAGCAAATCAATAGCAAGATTATAGGTAGAATTGCCATTAGGCCTGCAGAAGCAGAATTATTGAGTAAATATGCGGGTAAAGAAGGCGACTATCTTGAAATTGGCTGTTTATGGGGTGGCACCGCTATCCTGGCCGCCTTATCAAAAATAGAGAATGATGTTGATGGTCATGTTTACACTATTGACTTTATGCGAGATGGCTATTGGGCACACGGAGATCCAGAAGTAGAGAATGAAGCACTATCTTATACAAAGGTCATCCTTAATTTAAGAAAATTCAGCGTTGAAAACAGGGTAGATATATTGGTTGCAGATTCAAATCCGCTCCCCTTGCCAAAGGACGTAAAGCCAACGGTGGTTTTAATAGATGGGGATCACAGATATGAAGGGTGCATGACAGATTGGTTGAATGTCAAAAAACTGGAACCAGATTATGTTTTATTCCATGATTATAATCATAAACACCCTGGCGTTACAAGAGTTATTGATCAGGTAAAAGAGCATGATAATGAATATGAACAAATTGACATAGTTGACACGATGGTTGTATTCGAAAAGGTTCAATAGGCAATGGTTATGAAGTGGTACTTTGGCATTATCACAGATGGCAGAGATAAAAAGACGCTATATGAGGTATTGGCATCCATTAACGCTGTCAAAACTAACCTGGATAATGTCGCGATATGCGGAAATGTTAATGGTATTTATGGTGCAGATAATCTTATCTCAATGCCAGATATGGCACGGGATGGACGTTTGGGAGCGATGCGGAATGGATTAATAGACGCTAAAGGCGATGCAGATATAATTGTGATTATGGATGATGACATTATTCTGAATAAGAACTTTATACAAGGGTTCGACAAATTTGGGTATAATGATTGGGACGTGGCATCATGCAAAATCCGCAATCCAGACGGCACACGCTACTGGGATTGGAAAATATATAGAGAAGGTATGAACTGGCTGATACCCTATGACCAGACAAGCAAGCATATTTCACTTACGGGCGGCCTGATTGTGGCAAAGTCATATGTGTTCGATAAAGTGTGCTGGAATCCATCGCTCGGATTTTACGAGGCAGAAGATGTGGCATTCTCAGATTTGTTGAAAAGGCATAATTTTAAGATTGTATTCAATCCCTATTCTGCGGTGAAGCATCAAGGACCATACACGCAGAAGGGGACAGGAGTATACAGGACGGACTAATGGCAGCTAGAACAGGATTAGCAGATTATATCACTGAAATTCGACAATCGGCCGAAATCGGTAAAGAAGATTATACACTCGGGACCGTTACTTACTGGTCTGACAATCATATTCAAACTTATCTTGACCGATACCGTGAGGATTTGTACCGTGTGGGAATTAAGCCTATTTCTCAATATGAGGGCGGTTCGCTAGTTTATAAAAAATACTATTGTCCTTACAGATACCTTGAAGAAGGGGTCGATGTCTTTGAGATTGAAGACCAGGCAGGTGACCCCGTCGGAACGGCATTATACAGCGTAGATTATGCAAAGGGCATCGTCACCTTCGCAAGTGATACCGGTGGCTCGGCTTATTTCCTGACCGGTTATGCACACAATCTAAATATGGCAATCGCTAAAATATGGTCACTCAAAGCCAGTCATTATGCTGGTCGAGTGGATTTTTCAACCGATAATCATTCCATCAAAGCTAGTCAGTATCAAAAACATTGTGTTGAAATGGCAAGCTACTACCGGCAAGGCGGAGATGATTTTGGCATTCAATCTGTTGAAGTAATACGAGGTGATCATAAATGAGTTTCTTCACTGATACTGATTTATCCTGGATGCAGGATGAAATTGAGAAAACGTTGCCGGATACCTGCAATATCCTGACAATGACTAAAACATCAGATGGTCAGGGCGGATGGACGGAGTCTTGGGGAACAGCAATAGCAAGTGTGGCTTGCCGTGTGGACGCGATGATCAGCAGTGACAGCGATACGGTGGTGGGTGAATCGGAGCGGATTTATGGCCGTTATGTGGTGACCTTGCCTCATGACACAACCATAAGTGAATACAACCGTATTGAGGTTAATGATTATACGCTGTCTATTGATGCCGTGGATCATCCCAAAAGCGAGGCAACCTGTTTGCGAGTATATGCTTATGAATTATCGGAGCAGCCGTGAAAAGAACAGAATTAGACACAACCAGGCTTGATATGCTGATTGCACAAACACCCCAACGGGTAGATAATGTTGTATCTAAAATCGCATTCCTGGTTGAGGGGATGGCAAAGCAAATCGCTCCCCATGATACCTATGCCTTGCGCCAATCCATCAACACGAAACGTGAGGGAATGGGACATTATATTGTTCAGGATGGCGTTCATTATGGCATTTATCAGGAGCTTGGTTTCCATCATTACAGATCGGGCGCATGGATACAAAATCCATTTATGATCCCCTCGCTTGAATCCGCGCGACCTAAGTTTGCACGGCAATTAAAACTGGAGTTATTCAGATGACAACTGCAGGCACAGCGATACCAGGCGCATTATATTCAAGATTATCCGGAGATGCTACCTTAACGGCTATGTTAGCAAGCGGTTCGGCAAGCGTGTTCGCTTCAGGCGTATCCAACAAAGCGGGTTTCCCTTATGTGCGTTTTACTAAAATGGGCGGTGCACCGGATAACACAACCCCCTCAGATATGAGGTCATATCTTTACAGCGTGGTCGGATTTAGTGAGGTCAGCCAATCAGAGGCTAATAAAATCGACAACCGCGTTGATGATTTACTTAATGGACATAATTTGTCACTTGAAAATTACACCACGATTTGGATGGTCAGGGAGACAGAACTTCCCGACCTTGTAGAACACCCTGACGATAACACATTAATTTTTCGCGCAGGGGCTTTATACAGAATAACTATTGATAGTTAGATAAGGAGTTAATATGGCTTCACAACATGGTTCCGCACTGGTACTGCAATGGATTTGCGCTGAAGCACCAGCAGGAACAACTACACTCAACTCGGATTTCCGTAGTTGGAACGCAGACCGCACAATTGATTTTGTTGACGAAACAGCGGGAGCGGATGAATTTATCAAGCGGCTGAAAAACAGAAAAGATGTTTCGGCAAGCTGGACGGCGCTCTATCAGGCGGGTGGTTCTGCCGTATACAACGCGCTACAACCTGGTTATCAGGGTACGCTGCGCGCTTCACCAGAAGGTACAGCATCAGGCAAACCTTTTGAAGACTATATGGTTTACGTCGAGAACGTCAGCAAGAATCAACCCTATAGCGATGTGATTGAAATCAGCGCATCGTTCATTGGTGATGGCAGCGGCTGGACTGATGGCAGCCACTAATCAATAAGAAATGAGGCAAGATGGATAACACGTTCGAATTTAGCAATGGGAAAACCGTTACCTTTGGATATGATGCCATCAGCTATAAAGAATGGCGGTCATGGATCCGCGGTGAATTATCCGCAGAAGAAGATGACCGGATGGTGGCTAAGGTGTGTGGATTGAAAGATAAAGAGCTGGAAGAAATTTACAACCTGCCGCAGCCGGAAGTCAAAAGATTTCTGCGCAAGATGCTGATGTACGGACAGAACCCATTGGCAGACCCAAACTCAGCAAGCGAGTCTATCTCGGAATCATAGGGGCAGGCTCGCTTCCTGAAGAAGCGGTGATCTGGCGAATTGTTGAGGAAACGGGCTGGACACTGGAATACATCAATGACCTTCCTTTTAGTAAAATTGCTGAATGGATACAGGTCAAGGACGGTACCAGTAAAGGGCGTCATTCGCTGTTCAACAAAAAAGGAAAATAATGGCTGAAAAGATTGCCTCGCTGTACGCTGAGATTTATGCGGACACTACAAAACTAGATAAAGGTCTTAAGGGTACCAAGGATAAGTTAGAGGATACCGAAAAGTCTACTAAAAAGACACAAGGCTCTTTTGGTGACTTCGCCAAGACCTTGGCCGTGGTGGCTGGTGCTGCCATGGCTGTTGGCGCGGCGATGAAAAAAGCCTTTGAGTTTACGCGCCAGGGCGCGCAAGTCATTCAGACTGAACGTGCCTTTGCGTCAATGGCCGGCACGATTGATATGAGCACGGATGTTCTGGATGACTGGCGAGAAGCCGTCAATGGCACCATTTCCGACATGCAATTGATGACTGGCTTCCAGACGCTGGCCGCCGGTTTATCAAAAGAAATGACTGCCGCATTTGCGGACAGCAATGTTGAACTGCTCAAAATCGCAAAGGCAGCAAGCGCGCTTAACCCTCAGCTTGGTGATACAGCCTATATGTATGAATCTATCACTCGCGGTATCAAGCGCAATTCTCCTCTCATTCTGGACAACCTTGGCATTGTGGTTAAGGTAGGGGAAGCCAATGAAAAGATGGCTGACAAGTTAGGCAAATCCGTTGATGCCTTAACGGCAGAAGAAAAGCAAATGGCGCTTCTAAATGAGGTGCTGAAATCCGGCGACCGCTTAGTTGAACAGCTTGGCGGGAGCGTGGAAAGCGCAGTAGACCCCTGGGATAGATTTACAACAGCGATAAAAAACGCCACAGATCAACAGAAAAAGATGGCGGCTGAAACTGGAATATTTCAAGGAATACTCAATAGCTTAGCTGATGGACTAAATGAAAATACTAAATATCAAGGGTTATTAAATAGCGCTGTTGAAAAAGGAGTATTGACTCAAGAAGAATATAATGAAATTTTAGCAAAGAACATGTGGATAACAGATAGTTTGGCTGGTGATATTGAGTATCTTGAGAAAAAGATTGGGGACACTGATAAAGCAACTCAATCCGCTAATCTCAGTATGGGAGAATTGACCGACAAGCTATTTATGGCGGGCTGGACTTCAGAAGAAGTAGCCAATCATTTACTCGATTTGGGCTATATCACAGAAGAACAAGCTCAAAAATGGTACGGACTTGCTCTTGCTACAGAAGAATACTCTGCTATCTCAAAAGATATGTTCACAGGTATTATCGGGTTGGCCGGAGACTTCACCGATATTCAAGAAGAAATTGACGACAAGCAAAATGACATAAAAACATTAATGGAACTTGAAGGCGGCTATGGCTATTTTGATGGGGCCTGGCTTTCGGCACAGGGCGTTAAAGATAAAATCGCTGAAATCACTGGAGAAGTCCAGACGCTTGAAGCTCAAATGTTAGAATCTACACAGCAAATGGTGTGGAGTATGATGATGGCCAGTGTGGATTTCACCGCCACAACTGAAGAAGAACTTAATACGCTTTTCGATACGGGCATTGCGCTGGGTATTTTTACGGAAGAGTCTCTTGGTCTTGTTGCTGAAAATCTTGGTACTGTATGGGGAGATATAGAAAAAGATGCTGGGGGAGCAAAAAGCTCTATTGTGGAAATGCTTAATGCCATTAATAATTATAGGTTCGGTGACAAGTCTTTTACCATTACATCATTTCATAAAAATGTTTATTCGGGCGTTGGAGCAGACGTCCCCCAACAGGAAGCCGCAGGCGGGTTCTATAACACATCATCCCCTACGCTATTTGAAACTTCCGAACACGGACAAAATGAAACGGCGATATTTGTACCTCGCGGCAAAACACTCTATGACGTTGCAAGTCCGCAACAAATAACTCAAGTTATGGGGGGCGGCGGAGGCACACAACAACGGAGCGAGACACAGCATGTTGGCCTTAATCGAGGGTATCCTACAGCACGCGAGATAGGAACAGAAGTGGCTGACGCCCTGATGAGAGCGGGGGTGCTGTGAACTTTGACAGTATAAGTTACCAACTTGAATATACAACTGATACCTGGACGGACATTTCAGATGATGTCATTGGGGATGTTAATGGTTTTATGGGAATCCCTGGTTATGGGCCGATGGATAGAGTCGCGGCACGGGGATCTATTCATTTCGCCCTCAAAAACAGGAACAATGCTTTTACCCCCAATCACCCAAACTGTACAAGCGGATTTGAGAAGGGGCTGCATTTTCGATTGGTGATTACTCACAATGGTTTATCATCAACATTCTTTTACGGCACGATAGAAGATATACTGCCTGAGAAAATCGGACTTCATTGGTATACCCATGTAACCGCTTATGATTATATTTATAAACTGGCAACACACGATTTACAATTGCCAGCATACACGACCAATAAAAGCATTGACGAAGCTGTCCCGTTGGTGATTGCTAACATGCCAATCGCTCCTGTTTCTACGAATTACAATGCCGGGCAAGATACTTTCCCTTATATTTTCGACAGTATGCAGGATAAAACAATTGCACTTCAGGAGTTAGCTAAATTAGCACATTCTGAGCTTGGCTATATCTATGTTAAGCATGGAGCGGCCGCTGATGAGATTTTGGTCGTAGACGGGCGCTATACTCGCACTGCCGAAGATATCAAGGAAGTACCGGTATTGGATGATATAAATCTCGCTTTAGAGGATGGCAATCTGTTAGCACTTGAGGATAGCACAGAATTAATACTCGATACCTACACTGAAGATGTGGAATTTACAAGCGATAACACGGCTATTGGCATGGAAAGTGGCAGGTATTACTATAATGAAGTGAAAACAAAAGTCTATCCTCGCAAGATAGATGCAGCGGCAACTTCAGTATTGTTTAATCTTGAACATTATATAACCATATCAGCAGGGGAAACGGTAACTATTACAGGACGTTTCCGGGACCCCGACCAGGAAGCTGTTAGTGTAGCTGGGCTGGATATGGTCACACCGGTGGCAACGACAGATTATCTTATGAATACCGCTTCTGACGGCAGTGGTTCGGACATTACAGCAGATTTAACTGTAGCCGCCACCTATGGTGCGAATGGTGCGGAATATGAGCTCACCAATAATAATGCATCAGTAGGCTATGTAACTAAATTGCAGGCACGGGGAAAGGGTGTATATATCTACCGACCCGTGGAATATGGAGCGGAATATAGCACAGGAATTAATGCAGATGGACGGCAGACGCTTTATCTTGATATGAAATATCAGAACAATCCGCTTGCGGGCGAAAGTTTCGCCGAAAACATATTAGACATTTACAGCCAAAAGCGATTGGTTATGTCTGAATTAGAATACTATCCCAACCGTAATAATACGTTTGCATCTGCTTTTATGTTCTGCTCTGTTGGTGACCGGATTCACGTCGCAGAAAATGATACCAATCAAGAGAATGATTTTATTATCCACTCGATTGATTTTAAGATCATTCCTAAAGGGGTTGTGGCTTGTCGGTATGGACTCATGTCTGAATCGCTACTCCCTGCATC